TCCAGAATAATTACTCTATCAAAATAATTAAAGAACCACTCCCAGTAAGCTGGTTCATCGTTTAGATATTTTGAAGGTCTTTGAAGTTCACTAACAAATGTTTTGATAAAAACATTTTCTTTATCTTTAAAAAAATCAACATCATATAGTTTAAGTCCGGCTGGTTTTCTCCAATAAGCATTAAATGGTTCAGAAATACACAAATAACCAGTAAGGGATTCTTCTATTAGATGATACAAACTAGTTGAGCCACTTCTAGCTGAGGTTAGAATTGCTATTTTCATATTAATTTTTTTTGTTTATCTAGTTTATAATACTCAAAATCACTATTATTCATCCAAATATTAAGTGCGCAACGAATTCCGGTTTTTACTGGCATAACACCGTGATAAATCTTATTACCCTCAAAAGTCACCCCCACCCCTAAACCTAAATGTATTTTTGTGGTCGCATCATCTAATTTACATTGTGTACTTGATAACACAAATCTACCATCTTCATAATCATCAGTTAAAGATATCACAGTAGTATAATTTGATGTTTTATCTAAGTGTAGATCTAACCTTCTATTTTCGTAATAACGAGTTAAACTAACATTGATATTTCGTATATTAAAATCATCAAATGATTGTGCTCGTAATATGTTATTCAAAACATATTCTTTATATTCTTGATCATATATTCTCCTACAATCCCAACTATTTTCTTCCTCTTTAAAGTAAGAGAATTGTTCACCGTTTTTAATTGCGAAATCAATGAGATACTCACATTGTTCTTTAGAAAAAAACGTATTTATTTTGTAATTCATATTAAATATGAATTTTTTGTTGCGCCATGTGTTAATAAATCATTTTCACTAATGAATCTGTATAATTCATCCGCTATTAATTTATAACCATTGTTATTTGGATGTTTACCCATAGTTGTCCTTACCCAATGACTGTTATCCTCCCATACGTCTTTTCTTTTAGTACCATTTAATAAATTAACCATGGTCTTGTCTCTGTACCCCCAGTATCTATTTTGATTAATTAAATTTGTTTTATCAATATTTTGTTCAATACTTTTATTAATCATAGTGTCAAATGCATCACAAAAAACATAACTAATTCCGAGCTCGTTAAACATGAATTGAAGGTGTAAAATATAATTTTGATTTATAATGTCATAATAAGCATCATTAAACAAATTATTAATATAATAATCCCTAAAATTCTTTTCTGCTCTATTATAATTTACATTGTCCCCATTAACACCATCAAAAATGAATTTAAATAAATGTTCTTTGGTTTTATGCCTTTTACCCCAAATATTAAAATTATTTTCGTTTGGAAAAAAAGGTAAATCGTCTCTTAAAGATGAGCTCCACATAATAACAACAAAATCATCTTGAGCGATGATTTCATTTTTTAGTTGGTGACAAACAGTATTGAAAATTAAGTTATTTGAAAACGCACCTACCCCGTAATTTTTAACATCACATTTGAGTAATTCTGATAAGTGCTTTGGCCAACAATATTTTTGCCTTATTGCAGTTCTTTCTTCTGGAATAATTGTAGTATGCTCCTCATTTAAATTACCCCCAACACCCTCCGTCCAGCTATCACCAAATGTAAATAACCTCATAATTCATAGAATTATGATAAGTGTTTTAACTTTATTGCATCAACAACAGCTTGGAAAGCATTTGAAACTTTAGTTTTTAATGCTTGATTGATTGGTGTAATATTAGTTTTAATTGTTTGTGCTGGTCTTTCTGCTCTTTTTTTAATTGCCATAATTTTTTTTGTATTTTTAATGATTTTATATTATAATTTTTCCAAGCCCCCACCACTACAAGTTCCACAATAAAATGAATGACAATAGTATCCGCAATAATTCCAAGGGCACCAGCATGAGTTGTGCATCACACCGAATAAACCATCACCAATATCTACTAAGAATAAATCTGAAGGTTCGAAATCTAAATCATATATCGTCTTGATAGCGTATTCCATTTCTAACCCAGTAATTTCCATAGTTGTTAATTGATTGGTTTCTGGATTCATTACAACCATTTTATCACCAACGTACATTTTATTAACTTTTTCAAATCTTGTTTCAGTGGAACCAGATTCTTCAATGTAGTATTTACAGCTAGGTGAATCGGACCAAGTTAACCCATTTGCTAAGGTTATTCTGATAAACATTGTATCAACATTAACAGATTGTTTACCTATTAATTCTGACTGTACGACCTCTAACGTCTCGTTACTTTTTTGTAAAGTACCATCCCAGCCAAAAACATCAAGAACTTCTTCCTCAAAATTACCCGCATTATTACCATTATTATCCTGGAAATTGATTGATTTAATAAAATCTCCCAATTGTATTGTATCAACGTCTTGTAATGTTCCGTTGTAATTTAAAATCATAGTGTCATCATCAACGTGATAATCAATTGTAGCAAAGTTACCTAGTTCCTTTGTGACATATTTGTATCTTGTCTTTTGATTAACTTTTGTTGTTCCATTTACAAATTCATTTTGGCTAAATGTCAATGGAATAATAGTACTTTGCCTATAACCACCCATATTAACAACATCTAAAGATGGCCCATAAATTATATCAATACTTCTAATAATAGAATATCTTCCATCAACAAGATTGTTATCATCATAAATAAACTCTTGTAATAAGGAACTTTCAGCGATATTTTCTTTTACCGTGTCAAATTCAGCTTGATTAGTCACAACATGTAATTCAGGGTAATCCATACCGTTATATTGTGGGCTTCTTGGTTTAATAATCAAATTAGGATGATCTAAACTAGTATAATCCACAGAATCTATTTCATTTACAGCCAAAACACCAGAACTGAAATACGTATCTGGGGTATATGTTGATCCACTCATTAAGTTAAAAAACTCAAACTTGTCAGCACAATACGTTTCATCAACCAATGCTGTAGTATCAAATGCTTGTCTTAAAATGAATTTATTTACACTATCTTCAATATATGGTACCGTAACCGAATTTCTAGGTACAACGTATGCAAAATAAGCAATGTTTAGTTCTGTACACTTTTCCTTTAATTTTTCCTCAAATCTAAACTCACTTGGTAGTGGGGCATATGAAGTACTTTCAGTATATATAAAGTGCAATTCGTTAATGTTATTTGTGGTTAAAACGGCGAAAAATGCGTCATAATCCAACATATCTGCGCCAGAATTGTAGATTGTTGTATTTGTGTTAATCTCCAAAATCTTAACAGAGTCGTTTTTTTCTAATAAATCGGTACCTATAATAGTTCCTTTCATAATAATCAGTTTCTTTTAATATAAATATTTATTTTTTCTTTTTAAATATTACCCATATATTATATCAAGGTCATTTTTTCTTTGGGTAGATCATAAAAATCATATATTCTGTTATATCTGTCTTTAAAGTTTTCATCCATTTTTAATAAACACTCAATATGTTGGCTAGAATTAACCTTTTTTAGATAAAATGGTTTACCTATCTTACTAGAAACCCACTTTTCCATAGATTCAAGATCCTTTATGTCAAACCAAATAATATCTTTATCATGGTTATGCCAATGTGAAAATGGGGTAATGAGAATGTCAATTATATTAACAATATATTCTTCAGAATATAATGTCATATTCTTAGAGCTTGTTACCGCTCTATTAGTTAGCTTATTTTTTAACAAAAAATCATTAATTAAATGTAGTCTTTTTTCTGGGGAAGATATATCTTCAGTTTTAAAGAAAAAAAGCTCATCTAAGGTCATATTTTTGAAGTATTCATATACTTTTAATGCTTTAGACCTTTTTAAGTCAAAAATAACGTGTTTATACAATGAATAAAATGTCTCATGTCGATCCCTCTTAACAGCGATTATCGGGTATTCAAAACCAAATTTCTTTCTAAGTAATGGTAAGACCTCATGCCCATGACCAATTACATCCATTATGTTCTTTTCGTCAATATTCTTAAAATCTATTTTAGAATTAATATTATTCCACTCGTCAGTCATATTTTTTATTTCCAAATCATGCAAAATACATGAGTAATGAAACGAAGTTGAACCACATCTAGGTAGGTTTATATATATGAATTTATTATCTATTAACATTTAAATTATCGTTTTTATATTTGATTCTATTATCGTTACATTACCGGAAACTGAAATTCTTTCAACCCCGTTACTATAAAATGGTGCAACATAATGCATCAAATATGCTGGGAATATAATCATTTCACCTTTTTGGGGTTTATGTTCAATCACATTTATTGGTGACAATAATTTATCTACGATTCGGTTTTCAGCTGCAACCTCCAATTGAGTGTTATTACCATAAAAAAAAGATATTGTACCCGGATGATATGATTTTTGACTAAATGGTTGTTCGTTTCTTATTTCTTCTGGGAAATCTAGATAAATAACAAATGATATTTGTCCCATAAAATGTCTGTGCGGCGGGTTATGTTCACCAGCTTTTTGTCTATTAATCCATAAACCATTCAATATTGTTTTGTAATTATTTTCCCTAATACCCCTATCAACCATAGTAAATTCAACATACTCTTTTATTTTTTCTAAAATCTTAGCCTCAAAAATATTCACCAATGATCTAGAATACATTTTTTCATCTTCAATATGACCAGCTAATTGTGGTCTAGCGTCAGTTTTTTGTTTTAAGCCTTCTGACAATAAATTAATTCTAAATTCCTCATCAATTTCGGTAATAAAGACGGGAGGGCCAAATTTTAATTCTCTCATATAAGACTAGTTGTTTTTTTTATATTTTCAAAACCAACATTACCCGCAAAGACAATTCTATCCTGAGTTGATTTTAATGCGCTATTTGGGGAATGTGGTAAATCCCCGTGCATGATTAATAAATCCCCTTCTTCAGGTAAAATAAAATGTTCTTTCTCATTTTCATCCATAAAATAAAGAACACCATCTTCACCCTCCAAATTATTTGGCATTTGAATATAGTATACATATGTATAAGCTGGGTCGAAATTACCATTAACTTTATTAATCTCAGTATGAACATGATATTTTAACATGTTATCCATAAAGTTAGGTTGTTTTGGGTTTTGTGCCCTTACAACATTAACCCAACCATCAGTTTGCATTCTATTATATGGTGTTTGAGTTTCGTTGTATAAATCAACACAGTTTTTTATACAAATTTGGATAACCTCATCTAGTTTATTTTTAATCTCAATCTTACCTAAAAAATTTAGATCATCATAATTCATAATATAACCATAACCATCTGTCATCACATCCGGTTGAGATTCTATTACTTGATTACATATTTTCAACAATTCCTCTTTATGAGGTATCATATCAATTAATTTAGTTTTATATAAAACTGTATTGTCTGAAAAATAAAGGCGTTCAATCATATTAATTCTTTTATTGTTTTTTTCTTATTCTTTCTGAAAATGGTTAAATAGTTATTCACAAAAAAGGTCAATTCATTTGGTGATGTTTCTTCTAATTCAAAGGCCCTTAGTAAATCCATATCAGTACTTACCGTTATTGAATTATTTTTATCTAACACTTTTTTTAATTTTAGGGGGATTGCTTGTGAAGTGCAGTCTCTCCAAAATTGTGTGTCGTTTCTTTCGCACAAATAATGATACCGAATAAATAACAAATTTTGTTCATAAATTTCTCTACACCATCTATTGTATTTTTCTTTATATGTTTCATTAAATCTAAAATCTATTAACCTCTTTAATTGCATTATTGTGGACATTAATGAAGTGGCTTCTAATGGTTCAATAAATCCATATGATAAACCAATTGATATTGAATTACCAATCCAACTTCTTTCAAAACTACCAGGATTAAAATCGAATACCTTTTCAACTTTTATTTCATGACCAAAATACTCTTCCACTTCCTTTTTAGCCTCATCTATAGAACAATGTTTACTACTATGAACATAACCACATCCCCATCTATGTTGTAAAGGAATATTAAACATCCACCCATTATTCATGGATATCATTTTTGTTTGTGTTTTATCATTGATATTATATTCATTTTTTTGTGGTAAAAAGAAATTAATCGATTTGTTCAATATTAAAAATTCAGAATAATCTTTCCACTTTTCTTTGTGAACACCATCAATTATTATCTTAGAAAATCCACTACAATCAAATATAAAATCTAATTCAACTTGTCTATTATCATTCAAATCTAATGCGGTTATCTGATCGTCATGGTGTTTAAAATTTAAAATTTCACCATCAATCCATTCCACACCTCTAGTAATTGCAATTTCTTTAAAATAACCAGCAACTAACCTCGCATCAAAATGATAAGCATTAGTTTTGTTTATTTCATTAAAAAATCCTTCAAAAAACATATGTTTGGATAATTCATTATCATTAACCCAGTTATAAAAATGTAAGCCGCTTTTTATTGTTGAATTAGTTCTGTTAAAAAATTCTTTCTGGTCTATATCTAGTAACGAAAGCATTCTACCAAAATTTGGTGTACTCCCTTCACCAGCACCAAGTATACCAATTTTAGAACTCTCAATTAATGTTACAGATGTGTCTTTCCAGAATTTATTAACCACTAAAGCCGTTAACCAACCCGCAGTACCACCCCCAACAATTACAATTCTTTTCATAATAAATTAATCTTTTTAGTTGACGATGGCCAAACATTTATGGAATAACGCGTTCCAGATTCAATAACATCAACAGAATGCGATATGTTAGGGTCAAATATGAAAACACTACCAGCTATTTTAGGGACAACATATTCGATTCCCTCAATAATGTATCTAACATCACCGGCAACATAATCATCATTTAATTGTATGATATATGTTAATGTCGCTCCAGATATTATTTCGTGTCTATCTTCATGCCATTCCAAAAAATCTCCTTTTGAATATTTGTTAAATGAATATTTGTTTACTTTATTATATTCAATAGAATTAAATGGCTTTAAGTCATTTGCTAAATTAATAATCTTTTTTGTTAATGATTCTAATATCGGTTCTAATAATAATTCATCTACAAAATAACAACCCATTCTTTTATTACCTACATATTCTAAATTAGAATCAACAATTTTACCGTCTACAAATTTGGAAGATTTCATTTGAACTAAAGAATGTGATTCACCCATTTTTATTATGGCTTCACACTCTTCTTTCGTAAGTAAATTTGTTATTAAACGGTTGAACATTATATAAGGGTTTGTTTAACACTATTATCTTTTATCAACAAAACTTTACCAGTTAAAGTTTTTTTAATCCCTTTAGTAACGGGTGTAGTTCTTTGGTTTAGATTAGAAAAAAATAAAACCATATGACCAGCACCGTGATGTACTTGAAAGTAATTTTCTCCGTTGTTAATTAAAAACTGAAAATATCCTTCTTCATAATCATTATTTAATTGAATCATAAATGATATAAAGTTATCGTCATTAGATTTGAAATCATGATATTTTTGATCTACAATATATTCGTTAATATTGATATCGACTATACCACTAGTATCAAAACCCTTAAACTTTGTTGGAAAGTATTTTTGAATTTCCGCATAAATCTTCTTGTTTAAAATATTTTGATCATATTCACCTGATAATATTTTATTACAATCATGTTCGTTTATAAAATCCAACAATAACTTTATTTTATTTTTTCCCATCTTTCTTTAATCCATACTTAATCCACTTATACCATATTCTTTCATGAATATAATATTGAATTGGTTTATAAACTAATTCTGCCACGCCAAAAGCAGCACCTACTTTTACCGATCCACTAACCCACCACATAATTACAAAACCAATTAATGTACTAATGATTCTATATGATACGGTTTTTGCTATGTGTCTTTTACGCTCTACTACCATCTGAATTTATTTCTCCTTTTCTGATTTTAGTTCCACTTATTTCAGCGATCTCAGTTGGAGGTTCATGATATATCACCCCATATCCCACGCCTCTACCATAATTAACCGATTCAATATCTGGGATAATAGATATCATAA